GTGGGTGTGTGCCTTGCAGCATGCATGTTCCGGGGAAGTTGGCGTCGTGGCGGCACTCATGCGTGGGCGGTGGAGACCAGACCTCCCCGCGCCTGGGGCGCCCCCCGTCGTCGCTTTCACGGCCACCTTGCTCGAAAGCGGTGTCAAGATCCTCGGTGGAGGGTCGTGCCCTACAAATGCAGGGGGAAACGTGGGTCAGGAGTGCTTCTTGCACGTTTTGACCGCAGACGGTGTTGCCCACACCGTCTACCCGCGTCTTCTTGCGCGCCTCTCGTCACTGGCCACTTTTCGTGTCCGTGATTGGCAAACACTCATGGTTCTTCGGAACCGTGCCCTTGAGTGGGTGAAGGAGGTTGGGTTGCGGGACCTTGACCTTGTTCCGGGGTTTGCTAGCTCCATCGTGATGGCTATGGCCGTGGGCTCTTCGGAGGCTGCCGCGGTTGAGTCATCTGGGATGTTTGGTGCGTCCGCCTGCTTTGCGTCGGAGGCCTAGGCCAGCCAGGTGTGTTTGCGTGGGCATTGTTGCGGTGAACAGCCACCTGCTGTGATCCGTGACGGTGCTACACTCGACACCTCTCGCGCTGTTGGCTGTGCCGGTCAAAGACGCACACTGCGGATATCATCCGTTGCCCCGTTACCTGGGATTTGGGTTCCCAGGGTTCACGGGGTCTGTTACCACAATGAGATTGCTGCCCTTGTGAAGCGGTCTCTCGGTCCAACACCCGACTCGGTTGAGGCTTGCCGCCTACCTGTCCTGGACGCCTTTGCTCGCGTTAGGAGGGTAGCTTGCCGATATAGCGAGTCAAGATGGGACTACCTCGAAACTGCGCATTCTTATACGGGTGCTCTGCGCAGGAGGTACCTTGAGGCGGAACGTTCGTTGATGCTTGATGGTCCGGTTCGCTCGTCGGATCTCAGGTTGAGGGCGTTCTTGAAAGCTGAGAAACGCCACTGCAGTGCGTTGGCGAAACCCAGGATGATTTTTCCGAGGTCACCTAGGTACAACCTGCATTTGGCATCTTGGCTGAAGCCGTTCGAGCACTGGCTGTGGGGTAACCTGCGCCGGTCGGCGTTCTCCGGTACCGGAAATTCGAGGGTTGTGGCCAAGGGGCTGTCACCGACGCAAAGGGCCAACCTGATAGTTCGGAAGTTTTCCGAGGTGCCCGATTGCGTGGTGATGGAAGTCGATGGGAAGGCCTTCGAGGCCCATTTGGAGCTTTGGCAACTGGTGCAAGAGCACTCGGTGTACTCCGCCGCATACCCAGGTGATGGGGCCTTGCGGACTGCATTGAACGGCCAGTTGCGGAATAGCGGTTTCACCAGCTGTGGAGTGAGGTTTTCTCGCGAGGCAGGTCGTGCGAGTGGAGATTTCAACACTGGCATGGGTAACTCCATTGTCATGTTGGCTGTCGTCGTCGGGTGTATGTCCGCTTTGGGACTGTCTGTTTGGGACACACTCGTCGATGGTGACAATGCTCTTATCTTTCTCAGGCGGTCTGACATGTCTCGGGTTCGTCCTCTCTTCGCGACCACAGCTCTTGCTATTTCGGGTCACGAAATGACCCTTGAGCGTCCGGTGGATTTCGTCGAAGGTGTCAGGTTTGGCCAGTCGGCCCCTGTTTGGTGCGAGGGCGGTTGGAGGATGGTTCGTGAGTGGCGCAAGGTTATTTCCCACGGGGTTGCGTCACACATACATCTTCTCGAACCGCGGTTTGCTCTTGAGTGGACCAGGG